CTTCTTGTGTCATGCTTGTCCCCTTAAATCAAATTCGTGCGCCATACACAAAGCTAACAGCAACAAAATTGTTTTAATTGGTTGCTCAACAATATTTATGCCAGCAATTGCTAGAACTACGCCAGCAACAAATGGAAAAATAAACCATCTTTTTCTCATGCTTGTCCCCTTGCTCTGATGGCGGCGGCGGCTTCACAAGCAAATTTGTGCCAGTCATAAGATGGTGAATTTTCAACAATCTTTGCACACGCTTCTCTTTCCTTGGCGGCTACAAGGTTAGTAAAGGCTTCAAGTTGCTCTAAATAAAATGTGTAAATGACTTCGCCATTGGCATGAGTCCCATGATTAGCTGTATCTCTTGCCATCGCAACAATTTCATCTTGTGTCATTGCTTTTTCCTTTTCTCTGCACTCTCAATCAAATACTTTCGCAGCCACAGGCCGCCACCCAGTTTGCGCCATTCTTTGAATTGCTCCTGCGTCAACCGCGCCCCTATGATTTTGGGGTTAGTGGTTAACTCTGTCTTTTGTCTAGGCATTCACTTATCCTCGGTCTGGTCTAGCAGAAATTTGATGACGCAAAAGATCACCAGTAGCGTGATGGTGATGGAGAGCACCGCCACCAGCAAGAAGTTAATTATGGTTTCCATACGCGCAGCACCTTGGATTTGTGGATGGGTTCGTCAACCGCTGGCGCATTGCCAAAGCGTGGCATCCAACCGTATCTGCGCCAAATCTTTTGCACATCAGCGCCTCTGGTTGGTGTGAATGCGGCATCAAACACATGAATGGTTGGCCATGTGATCTTTGTACCGTGTGGGGGTGTCCAGTTAAGTTTTCTCATTTTTGAGTCGCCAGCAATTCCATCTCGACATCTTTCACGCGGTCACGCAGTATGCTGACCTCATGCTCCAGCTCGGTGATCTTGCGCTGCATACGCTCTCTTGTCATGTTCTCCGCGTGCGCCCATCCGATCATCGTGCCCTCGGTGATGGCCATGCGTGCGAGCTTGGCGTATTCATCGCGGGTGAGGAATCCACCACCCACTTCCATAGGTGGCGTGAACTTATTGACAGCGCGGTCAATTTCCATTTGCATTGTCTGAGACATGGTTTTCTCCTTTGGGTTGTGTGTTCCAGGCTTGCACCAACAGGGTTGCGTTATAGGGGATGCGTGTCACGGTGGACAAGAATAAGCCCTTACCGCGCTGTTTGCGCCCCCAAGCATCCATGGCATTGGTGTTCTTCAATTCATTGCGCTTGACGGCGGCATAGACCGCGTTGGGCTTGAATCCTGCCTCTACCAACTCGGACATGGTCCGAGGTTCTTGGCAGTAGTCTTGCAGCTCGGTCACGCTTCCCTCGCTTTCATCATTGCGTCTGCCATCTCGTAAGCAATATCTGCAATGTAATTACAGCGTGGTTGCTCAACATCAACCATCATGCCTTGCATAGCCTTTGCCGCAAAGTAGTCCCGCAAAGTCATGCCTGAAATGTGTTGGTACTGTGAGCCTGATATTGGAAATGCTTGTGGGTTGTTCATGATGACCACCATGCGACAAGCAGTGCGGCCAAGCCTACGCCGATGGCAAGGCACAGCAGGTAGGCAAAGGCAGCCTCGGCGCGTTTGGACAGCTTGCGGTGGTTCTCCACCGTCATGGCGTGTTGTGTGTGGTTCATTGTGTTGTCTCCAAGGTTTCATTGGGATATATTTTTTGTTGGCGGGTATCCATCCACGCATCAATGTCAGTGCGTCTCCATGCAACTGCCCTGCGTCCAATGCTAATGGGATGAGGAAAGTCTCCGCGCTTCATATCCGTGTAGATGGTTGCTCTTGATTTTTTCACCAAGCCAATAACTTCAGGCAATCGTAAAATTTGTTCTGACATATCTCACTCCATGTAAAAGATGGGGGACGATGCCCCCTTGGGTTGATTAAGCGGCATTCAAAGCTGACACTGGTGTGTAGCCATACTTTTTCCATTCCCTGCGAATCAGTGGGCTGTATGTGGCTTTGCTATTGTTCGCAAATGCCATTGCACTGTGAACTTGATTGCGAACTTTATAAATTTCTCTTTTGGTCATTTGGAAATCTCCTTGGGGTTGCGTTGTTGATGAGTGAATCATAAATGATTTGACTACCTTGTCAACAACTATTATTTATTCCCACACAAACAAGTCGGGTATTCTGCCCCTACAATGTCTCTGCGCGTTTCTGCTTTCGCGCAGTTGCCTTTTGGGGATCGGTTCGCTGATCCCCTTTTTTACCTGTACACTTGACGCTTCTATCAAAACATGGTTAACATCATACACATGAAAGTATCACAGCAAGCCATTCAGGACATCAAGCACAAGATCGAGTCAGCCGGTTATCGGATGTCGGACTTGTGCCGAGTCGCAGAGATTGATCAGGCACAGCTCTCGCGTTGGGTTAACGGTCAGACAGAGCCACTTTACTCCACCGTCATACGCTTGGAGGAGGCCGCCAATGCGCTGATCTCAGCGCGGTTGCAGGTGCTCAACAAGGCCATGGAGGATGCCGTCAAATGACCCGCATCATAGGAATCGACCCTGGCCTCTCCGGTGCGGTGGCCATTATCAATGGCACTGACAGTTTGATCGTCATTGATATGCCAACCATGACGGTGGAGCGCAACGGCAAAGCCAAGCGACAGGTCAGCGCCAGCGAGTTGGCTGACATTTTCTCCCCCTACGACTCAAGCAAGTGCCATGTCTATGTGGAAAAGGTCAGCGCCATGGCCGGTCAAGGCGTGACAAGTGTCTTCAGCTTTGGCCGTTCATTCGGCATGATCGAGGGCATCTTGGCCGCGTTCAAACTGCCTGTGACATATGTCGCGCCAGCCACTTGGGTCAAGGCCGTTGGCCGTGGTCAGGGCAAGGATGCCAGCCGCGCACGCGCCATGGAACTCTTCCCAAACAATCAGGCTGACTTCAAGTTGAAGAAGTGGGATGGCCGTGCTGACGCAGCCTTAATCGCATATTGGGGCAAGCATCATGCAAGATAAAGAGAGACAAGTCATGCGCGAGCACATCATCTGGCTGGGCACTCAGTTGGAGTTGCAACGCAAAGCCAATCAGGACAAGGTGGTGCTCCTCAAACGCATCCTAGACCCCGAAGACCTTGGACACGCTGTCAGCCATGAGGTGAGGCAGTTGGCGTATCAGATCATCATCAACGATCACCACTTAGAAAGAGACACATGGCAATCAAACAACGCAGACTAAGACCCTCGGCATCATCACGGTGGATTGCGTGTCCAGGTTCGGTCAAGCTCTGCGCTCAAGTACCGCAACGCCCATCAGGTGAAGCCGCACAGCTTGGCACTGCCATTCACGCGCTGGCCGAGACTTGCTATCAGTTGGACACTGACCCCATGAAATTCATTGGCGAAGAGATTGAAGGCGTGATCTTGGACGCTGACGATTGTCAGATGGCACTCGACTACCTGAACGAGATTTGGAATATCGAAGGCTTGACAGAAAAAATGAATGTCGAGCACCCAGTCAAGTATCAGTCTGCTGAATACATCCAAGTGGGCGGCACTGCTGATGTCGTGGGTTACTCCATGCAGTCAGGCAAGGTCTATGTCACTGATTTGAAGACTGGCAAGGGCTATGTGTCAGAGGATTCGACACAGCTCAAGATTTACGCGCTTGCGTACACGCAGGGCATGGGGCGCGATTGGATCAAAGAATTCCATCTCACGATTGTGCAACCGCACTCAGGCGAGCCGCGCACAATGGTCATGCCAGCAGCAGAGTTGTGGGAGTGGGAAGAGAAGGTACTGCGTCCCGCGATGATCGCCACACAGCTCGATGATCCGCCACTGTATATGTCCGAATCTGCTTGTCAGTGGTGTGACGCGAAGACGATCTGCCCCAAACAGAAACAGCAATTCGATGTTGTGGCCACACAGACAGACATCACCGCCATGAAGAAAGATGAGATTGCGGAGGTGATGAAGACACTCACGCCGGATCAGATCAGCGCCATTCTGGACAAAGCACCGATGGTTGAAAAATTCATCAAGGCGGTGGAAGAGCACGCGATGCAGGCCATGGAAAAGGATGGCATGGTGCTGCAAGGCTGGCAGCTCGCACCGAAGCGCCCAACGCGCAAATGGTTGGATGGGGACAAGGCCGCTGACAAGTTGGCCGAGTTGGGACTTACCCGAACTCAGATTTTTGAAACAAACCTAATTACTCCAGCGGCGGCAGAGAAACTGCTTCCAAAGGATCAAAGAGTTATCTTGGACGAGTTATCGGTCAAGGTATCAAGTGGACTCACGCTTGCGAGAGATCGCAGTCTGAGTCAATAATGCAAACCCTGAAACTTAGAAAGCAAAACGCAAAATGCTAAACCTCTCTTCTGCTGGCGGCTCTGGTAACTACATCCGCTTCTCCCCTCAAGCCAACGCCTGGACCAACAATCTCGGCGAGGAAATCCAACTCAAAAAGATCGTATTCGACATCAATGATGTGCAAACAGGCTGGCTGGCACTCGGTGTCGGTTTGCGCGATTGGCAAGCCGATGCAGTGCTTGGCAAGAAAGGCGCACAGCCGTCCCCCGACCACAAGCGCGGATTCATCGTCAAGTTTTACAACAAGGAAATCGGCTTGGTGGAATGGTCATCGAATGGCGTAGGTCCGAACATGGGACTTGAAGTCATGTACACCGCCTGCGCCGCACAGCAAGCCGCCAATGTGGGCAAGTTGCCTGTGCTGGAGTACACCGGCTCTAAGCTGGAAAAGATCGGCAAGGGCACAACTCGCATTCCAGCGTTCAACATCGTGTCGTGGATTGATCGTCCATTGGGTATGGATGCTGAAGGTGCTGATCACTCTGTACCGGCTGCTGTACCAGTTGCATACACACCAAGACCGTCGTTTGGGCCACCAGTTGCAGCGCCAAAGAAGTCAGCAATGGCCGCAGCAGTGGCTGATGACGAGATGTTCTAACTGATCGGCTTTAAGCACCGCTGGCTAACCCCAGCGGTTTTTTTTCCTCTAAAAAATACAACATGAAATATCTCTCACTTTGCAGTGGTATTGAGGCGGCAACCGTAGCATGGCATCCCCTTGGATGGGAGGCAGTGGCGTATTCGGAGATTGAAAGATTTCCCTCTGAAGTGCTGGCGCACCATTACCCACACACGCCAAACCTTGGCGATATGACGAAATTTAAGGAGTGGTCAATTGAATCAAATGTCGATCTTCTTGTCGGAGGAACTCCCTGCCAGTCTTTCTCAGTCGCAGGACTCAGAAAAGGATTGGATGACCCGCGTGGCAACCTCATGCTTACCTATCTTGCCATTGCTGACCAATATCGGCCCAGATGGTTGGTCTGGGAGAATG